TTATTTGTCCCCTTTGTCGGTTTTGTTTTCTTTGTTCAGGCGGCGCTGGATAAAAATTTCCACCACCTGATAACCCGCAATCCCCAACGCGGCACCGATGCCGTTCACGGCAGCACCCGATAAATCAGGGAATTGCACCAGCGCCACACCGGCCACCATGGAAACAAAGCCGCCGAGCAACATACGGCCTATAAACAGCCGAGGCGTGATGGGTTCACCACCGGCGAGCACTTTGCCCACTACAATCAGCATCCCGATGAGGAATAGCGTCACCACGCTCTTATCGGTTTCGTTCATGAATTAATCCCATAGGTTGAGAGTCTCCGACGCGGTCGAGGACTCAACGACCGGCAACTCGACAGCGGTGCCATGCGGTAACACCGCACCCAGCTCGGCAAGCCCCGGATTGACCGCGAGCACCGCCTCGACCACGCCCTCAGTGCGCCCATAGTGGCGATAACACAGGGCGTCGAGGGTGTCTCCCTGTGAGGCGATAACGCGCATTAGATTTGTCCAATGATGGATTTAGGCCGACCTTCTAAGCGACTCACCGCCCAGCGTGCATCGCGCCACAGTTCGTCGATAGTGCCGTCGATATCCTCGGCTTTTTTGTTGCCTTTGGCGCTGGCGTCATATCCGCGATAGCGTTCGTAAACGCTGGCACTGGCGAACGCGGACACTGCACGCTGATAGTGGAAACATTTCTCGCTCTCACCATCGAGCTGTTCGGCAGGGACGTCGCTGAGATTTTCGTAACCGGCGGCCATTTGACGCTGGCGGTAGTCATACAGCTCGGCGTTGGTTTCAGACATGCCGGTTAAAATCGCTTCACGCAGGCGGGGCGGGGTGACGGTGTACTCCAGCCGCATCAACTCACGAATGCGTACCGGGTCGATATCCGGCCAGAAAAACGTGTTGCGGAGCGGCGGCTCGCTTGCCTCCAACGGAGGAATGACCAACGCGTCGTGGTTCTCAATAACGATATCCATTACAACCTCAAAATAGGGGGGCGGTGGACGCAGGCGTCAGACGAGGCGTTAACCTGTTTCGGCCTACGTGCCGCCCAGCGCGGGGCGCGTTCGGTTAGCCGTTGGCTTTTCGGATCTTGGCTTCCAACGTACTGATGTCTTTTTTCACACCGGCATAGCGGTCGAGCTGCATGGCGCGCTGTAAATGAGTGAGTGCCTGAACGTCTTTGCCGATATCGCGCAGCACCAGACCGGTGATTTTGTGCAGCTTGGCGCGCACTTGGTCGGGCATATCTTCGGCGTCGGTCAGCTCCAGCGTATTGAGCAGGAGCGACACATCGACCGGCTCACCGGCAACGCGCAGGCGATCGGCGGCGATAGCCACATCCTCGGCCAGTAAATGCGGCGTTGGGCGGGTGTAGGTATCGGGCATGACTAACTGATGGGCGAGGGCGTAGCGCGCAATGTCCAACGCACCGGCGATATCCCCGGCGTCAAGCTTCCACACCATCACGGTCATCAATACCGCATCCTGAGCCCCTCGGCCTTCGGCCAACACACCGGCTACCCATGGGGCATAGTGCGGCAACATTTCACGTTTGCGCGCCGCTTTGCGTTCCATCGAGCGCACGCCTTTTAAGGTGCGCTTGTCGCTACTCAGTTTGACCAACATCTGCTCGTAGCCAGTGGCATGGCGCAGCGCGTGATTGCCACGCTGCGCCGCCTCCACCGCTGACACGCGCATCATGTGACGCTGTGCAGGGCTGGACATGGTTAGGCCTCCGGCGTGTCGGTAGGTGCTTCTGGCTCAGGGAAAACGCCCAGCTTGATGTTTTCAATCAGGCAGGCACAGCCGTAATCCTCGACCACGAAATCGATCTTCAGTGACTCATAGTTTTCGACGCGATCGCGCTTGGCGTTCTCTTCGATATGGCGGCGGTGAGCACTGTCCATGATGTAAATCGACAGGTTATCCAGACGGGTGATCATCAGGGCGTCAGCGGGGAAGTACGGCACGCGTACCGCCGGTAAGTTACCGATGCGCTTTTGGCTGACAATCACGTCGGCGGCCATGGCTTCGGTGTTGGGCTGCTCTTGGTTCACCAGCGGGAAATACTTGTCGGCCAGCAACTGGCGACCGCAGATGACCACCAAGTCAGGATCTTCCTGATGCCATGGCTCAATCATGCTGTTGGTCGCATCCATCACGGCGGCGTCGAGATTGACGTAGTCGCCGTTCTTACCGATACGGATCGTGGTTGAGACCACGTTGCCCTCGGCGTCGGTGACTTTATCCATGACGCGCTTCGGTGCTTCGTTACGCAGTTTTTGCAGCCAACCGACGGCCACATCTTGCAGCATCGGGTTTTTACTGCGGTCAGAGGTTGCCGAGCGCTTGATGCCGTTGAAACCGGCCATGATGTAATCGAGCGCCTGACGCTTGGTGATGGCATCACGTAGGCGGATCTGGAAGTCCTGATAACGCGCCCACAGGTCAAGGGTGTTGTAGCGGATATGAAAGTCAAAGTTGACCTGTTCGCACTTATACCGGCGCGCCTCGAGGGCGGCAAAATCGGCGGTCTCGCGTTCATCGCCGCTATCGGTATCGGTGGTGCTGGCAATTGAGCCGGTCACACCGAGGCCAATTTTTTCACCTTCTTGCTCATCCACCGGCACCATGTTGATGCGCTTGAGGAAGTCGGAGGTGTCCTGCACGGTGGTGATCAGTGTTTGGGTTACGGACGGCTCGACGGTGAATTTCTTGGCAATATCGTTCACGTCGATGCCGTTGAGCTTGGCGACCTGAGTCAGGAACGCATTAAATTTAAAGCGGGTATTCGGGCGCATAGTGTCTCTCTTTCAATGAATTTTTACGTTATTCGCTAGCGCGGCGCTTAGCAGTTGGTCAGGTGCATCTCTTCACCGTTGCCACCGTTCGCCAGTGGGCGGCGTGTTTGGCTGAAGTTCTCGGTGGTGTCGAGTTGGCCTTTGAGCGTGGACAGCGCCTGTTTTTCGCAGCTCACCTGTTCAGATAGGCTCTGAAGGTTTTGCTCAAGGACGGCAAAGCGTTGCTCAGTGCTCTCGATGGTGGTTTGCACCTGTTCAGAAACGGCGGTGACTGCCTCATGCACGTCGCTAAAGCGGGCATCATCGTTGGCCTGCTTGCGGCTAAAGATGCCTTTGACCTTATCGGTCAGGTTATTGAGTAAGGTGTCGGGGACGTCTTCGAATTCCAGCTCGGCTAGCATGGCGGCAGAGAATAGATCGTCAGGCTGACCTTTACGGCTGGCGAGCGGGTTGGCTTTGGCTCGAGCGCAGAATTCCATGTATTCCGTGCCGAGGCTGGCAGGGTCATCGGTGACGGCCAGCCCCACCAGATACGATTTGCCGGTATTCGAAAAATTCTGGCGGATCTCCATCGAGGTGTAGACCTTCTGACCCGATTTCACCATGGCGACCAACTCGGCCAGCGGTGCCATTTTGGCGAATAGCGCCAGCTTGCCGTTGAGAATTGAATCATCTTCAATGCGTTCTGCTTTTAGCTCGACCACATCGCCGAAACGACGGAATGGGCTATCGGGCAACGTGCCTTTGATGTGTTCTAAGTTAATCCGGCAACCATAGACACGCGGGTCAAAGGTGTCGGCCATCTGCTGAATATCATTACTGTCGATTTCACGCCCGTCGCAGGTGTCACCCTCGACGCCGATGCGAAACCATTTCGAAATTTTCTTAGCCATTGTTCAGGTGTCCTGAGTCGGTATTGGGTTCGGGGCTAGTTTCCCGACTCCACGCGCTGGCCGCCATCGATGCGCGTCTGATAACCGCTGAGACAACAGGCACATAAGGCAGGCGCTGAGCGGCTTGCGTAGCCTTTGCACCATGAACATGACACTCGATACCACTATCCTCAGTGACCCACGCCGTCAGGCTGCTTTGCTTTACTGGCAGGGGTTCTCCGTGCGCCAAATCGCGGACATGCTGAGCCAAAAACGCCCGACCGTGCAGAGTTGGAAACAGCGTGAGAAATGGGACGACATCGCGCCGATTTCTCGCGTGGAAACCAGCATCGAGGCGCGGTTGATTCAACTGGTGATGAAAAGCAAAAAGGAGGGGAGCGACTACAAAGAGATCGACCTGCTCGGTCGCCAAATTGAACGACTGGCACGCGTTAGCCGTTACATGAACGGCGGTAATGAGGCCGATCTCAATCCGAATATTCGCAGCCGTAACAAAGGCGAGCGCAAACAGCCGAAGAAGAATTTCTTCAGTGATGAGGCTATCGCCCAGCTCAAAACCATTTTCTTTAAACAGTCCTTTAACTACCAAAAATACTGGTATGAGATGGGGCTAAAGCACCGCATCCGCGACATTCTTAAATCGCGCCAGATTGGGGCAACCTACTTCTTTTCCCGCGAGGCACTGCTCAAGGCGTTAGACAGTGGCTGCAATCAAATCTTTCTCTCGGCCAGTAAAACGCAGGCTTACGTGTTTCGTGAATACATCATCCAGTTCGCCCGAGAGGTGGATGTTGAGCTCACTGGCGATCCGATAGTGTTAGGTAACAACGGCGCGAAGCTGATTTTCCTTGGCACTAACTCCAACACCGCGCAGAGCCATAACGGTGACCTGTATGTGGATGAATATTTCTGGATCCCCAATTTCCAAAAGCTGCGCAAAGTAGCCTCGGGCATGGCGTCACAGGAGCATCTACGCACCACCTATTTCTCGACCCCGTCGAGCCTTGCTCACAGTGCCTATCCGTTTTGGTCGGGTGAGCTGTTCAACAAGGGGCGCAAAGATAAAAGCGAGTGTATTGAGCTGGACGTGAGCCACCGAGCACTCGCAGGCGGTGCGGTATGCGGTGATGGTCAGTGGCGGCAGATTGTTACCATCGAGGATGCGCAGGCCGGTGGCTGTACCTTGTTTAATCTGGATGTGCTCAAGCAGGAAAACAGCGAAGAAGATTTCCGCAACTTGTTCCTGTGCGAGTTTGTCGATGATAAGGCGTCAGTGTTCCCGTTCGAGGAGCTGCAAGGCTGCATGGTCGATACCATGGAAGAGTGGGAGGATTTTCATCAGTTTGCCTATCGTCCGTTTGGCTACCGTGCGGTCTGGATCGGTTATGACCCGTCACACACCGGCGACAGTGCGGGGTGTGTCGTTTTAGCGCCGCCACTAGTTCCCGGCGGTAAGTTCCGTATCTTGGCGCGACATCAGTGGAAGGGCATGGACTTCGCCACACAGGCCGAATCCATCAAATCACTGACCGACAAATACAGCGTGGAATATATCGGCATCGATGCGACTGGCATCGGGCAGGGCGTGTTCCAACTGGTGCGTAACTTCTTCCCCGCGGCCAGAGAAATTCGTTATAGCCCGGAGGTAAAAACCAGCATGGTGCTGAAGGCCAAAGACCTGATCACCAGTGGTCGCCTCGAATATGACGCCGGTCATACCGATATCACCCAATCCTTTATGGCGATCCGCAAGACCATGACGGCCAGCGGTCGCAGTGCGACCTATGAGGCCAGCCGTAGCGAAGAGGTGAGCCACGCCGATATCGCGTGGGCGGCGATGCACGCCATGATTAACGAACCTCTCACCGCCGGTAACGGCAACGTTATTCCTTCAATTTTGGACTTCAACTGATGAGCAAACGTAAAGGCCAGCGCGCCAAAGCCATGACGATGGAAAAAAAACCAGATCAAGCGATGCAGGCGTTCACCTTTGGCGAGCCGTCGGCGATGTTGGATCGCCGCGATATTCTCGACTATGCCGAGTGTATTGGTAACGGTAAATGGATCGAGCCGCCGGTGAGCTTTGCGGGGCTGGCGAAAAGTCTACGTGCCGCCGTCCACCACAGCTCTCCGATTTACGTGAAGCGCAACATTCTCGCCAGCACCTTTATCCCGCATCCATTGCTAAGTCAGCAAGAGTTCAGCCGCTTTGTGCTTGATTTCTTAGTGTTTGGCAATGCCTTTTTAGAAAAGCGTTACAACCGCGTGGGGGAGGTGATGCGACTGGAGTGCTCACCGGCGAAATATACCCGCCGAGGCGTCGAGGATGATGTGTATTGGTTCGTGCAGTCGTTCAAAGAGCCGCATCGTTTTGACGTCGGTTCAGTGTTCCACTTGATTGAGCCGGATATTAATCAGGAGCTGTACGGCCTGCCAGAGTATATGAGTTCGCTTAACTCGGCATGGCTGAATGAATCCGCCACGCTGTTTCGCCGGAGGTATTACCAGAACGGTGCACACGCAGGCTATATCATGTACGTAACTGACGCGGCACAAAGCAATACCGATGTGGAAGCATTACGTGATGCGATGCGTAGCTCGAAGGGGCTCGGTAACTTTAAAAACCTGTTCTTCTACGCGCCGAACGGCAAACCCGACGGTATCAAAATCGTGCCACTGAGTGAAGTGGCGACCAAAGACGATTTCTTTAACATCAAGAACGCGACCCGAGATGATTTACTCTGTGCGCACCGTGTTCCGCCACAGATGATGGGCGTACTACCGAATAATACCGGCGGTTTTGGGGATGTAGTGAAGGCGAGTCAGGTGTTTGTGAGGAATGAGCTCCTGCCGTTGCAGGAGCGGATTAAGGAGGTTAATGAGTGGAGTGGCGAGGAGGTGATCTGCTTTAAATGCTACTCTTTGGATTCTAAGAATATATGACCGAAGATGCAGCAGGTAAACTTCTCTTTCTCTGCTGCATTGTTTATATTAGTAATAATGAAGATGCTTGAAATGAGGAAATCATGAAGCGTGATTGTGATAGGGAATTCATAGAAAAACTTTATTTTCAAGAGATTGAAGCTAAGGATAAAATCCATAATAGAATACAAATGGTTTTTGGTTTAATTGTAATTGCAGTCACGGTAATTATTTACCTTATAAAAAATACTTCTTTTTTAGATGGGGTTTGTGTAAGTTCAATAGTAGTACTTCTCTCAGTTGTTTCTTTTTTGTTCATATTTCGATCCTGTTGGCTTTTAAGAGAGGCATTCTGGGGTAATGGCTTTAAATATATCCCTAACGCTGCTGAGCTTAATGCTTATTATCACAATTTAATTCAATATGAAACTGATTATAAGGCTTACTGCAAGTCAATAAATATTGAATATAACAATGAGAATAATCCAGAGGATAAGATAGATGAGCTGATTATGAATGAGTTGATAGATTGTTCAAGTTGTAACACAAACCTAAATGAACTCAGATCAAGTCAGATATATTGGGCGATAAAAATATTTTTTTACTCATTAATCCCTTTAGCGTTAGCGGTTGCTATCTTTCTTGTAATGGATTTAGATGCGGCATCCCCGCGACATGAAAAAAGTGTAGAATACATAATAATTCCTACTAACGTAGAGAGAGTGTGAGGAAATGATGCAGCGAAAACCTACAGATAAACAACCGCCTCAATCTAAGCCATCAATACCCACACCACCTCATGCACCACGTGCCAGAATGGTTAAAGATGATGATACAAAGGCTCGCGAGTATGATAGAGATGACAAGAAAACTCGTGGTTAAATGTAACTTTGATGATTTCTGCGCTTTTATTATTCAGCAGCTACTAGAATGGAGAATCTTTGATGTCACAAGAAAACAACAGGCAACCGTCGAGACCACCTCAACAGCAGCCACAACAGCAGAAACCGCCAACACAGCCATTGAAGCCAGCTTCTCGGATGCTTTATGATCACGATGAATCCCTGAAGAAAAAATAATTGTTCTATCCTTCTAAAATGCCACTTCGAATGTGGCATTTTTTATATCTGCGTGCAATGCTATCCCCGCCACGCCTGCCCGCTTAATGTGTCGTTTTTAATGCAGTTGCGTGATCCATCGTGATCCGCGTCAGGACTGGTGCTACAAGACCAAAACTGGCAACGGATCACGATGCGAATTGATGCACGCTATGCATGCAAGGTGAAAATCGGGCTTAGGTAGCCCTATTTGAGGCTAGTTCTTCTATTTTGATATTACTGATCTTAACTAATTCAGCGCACGCTACGAGTTCGTCAGGAGTCAAATTCTCATTGATCATCAAATTCTGCAGGCGAAGAATAACAGCGTTCAACTTTAACTGATGTGAGCTGAAACGGGGTGGTTCGCGTAGTGGTATATGCATGGGTCAGCTCTCAAGTTTGTTCATTTTATCTGAGGCAGCATTCAAGCCTGAGCTATGAGGTTCAGACTCCAGCGTGGTGCCAACTAACTCAGATATGAGCGACATAGCAATTTTAAATTCTGAATTGCTGCATTGAGCTGACTGCGAGACGTCAGCAATAAATTGTATCCGTGACAGTGTGAGTTGATTTTGTTTGATGTGTTCCACTGGTATCCTCTGCAATTACTGTATGCATATACAGTATCGATTATAAAAATAACCTCGTCAATACTGTATAAGCGCTAACTCATTCACATGTATAGATTTTGTGACGTTTAGTCATCTGTTTTACATTTTTCCTCACCTCCTTTTTCACATATTCCATTCATCATCTGTTGAATATCGGAACGTCAGATCCCCAAAGCTCACTTTTGCCCCACGGGCGAGAATTTCCAGCTCCCAACGCTGCGGATAAATGCCTTTGGCCGTGAGGTCAGCGTGAATTTGTGGCAGGCGTTGCCGTTCGGCTTGAGTCAAACGTGCCGAAGGTGCAGGTTCTGGCCGGTGCAACTGGTCGTAATTTCGCTGCCTGTGGTTCACTTTTGGCGCTTGTTCCTTCAGTAGCTCTCTAATGAGCACCACGTTACCGATGTCATCCCATGCGATTTCGTCTACAGGCGGCGAACTGATACGTTTTGAGTCCTGTTTAGGTGCCTTATCGGCGATTTCTTTAGTGGGTGCTTTTCCAGCGGATCCACAGTTATTGACAGGACTCCGAGGCGCGCCAGAGGCGCTTTTTAAGGTCAAAGGCTCAAGGTCAACGGCTCTAGCGACGATGCGCCATTGGGTGTCGCGGGTGGTGTGAATGTGGTTTTCACCGAGATGCGGGGCGAAGATGCCCACGATTTTCTGAACGTCTTCGTCGTATTCGTTAGGTTCATCGGCAACCTTGCGAGCCACGCGCACGGTTTGTAAGTCACGAGGCACATTGGCACCACCTTGTGCCGCGATATAGGCAGCAAAATCGCCGTCTGATGCGGCAGCGCGCACGGCTTCGACGCGCTCATCAAAGCTTTCGGCCAGACTGATATAACGTAGATTTTGACTACGGCACTCGCGGTATGCGCCCATGGTCGGCACCCCAATGGCTTTAAATTGGGGAATGCGCCACGTAGACGCCCACGCGGTGACAGCGGCGGCAGTGTCTGACAACGGTTTACCGGTTTCGCTATCGATCTCGCCGTCGAGGGCATAGCCATCGATATTTTTAGCGATGTACTTGGCGATATAGCCCGCCGCGCCGCCTCGGTTGAGGTGCTTACACTCGAAGCGGTTTTCCTGTGCGCCGCGTTCGTCACCATCTTCCATCAGCGCGTAGCGCTTCATAATGGCAATGATTGAAGGGCGGTGCTTCGGTTCGCAAAACAGCATCATGTGCCAGTGAGGCGTGGCGTCGTGGTGTGGCTCGACCACGCGCATTCCGTAGACCTTTAGATTTTGGTCTTTGAATGCGGTGCGCATTTTGCTCCAGATATTGACCAAATAGCGCTGGCCGTCTTTAGGCGAGAACGCCGCGTCATCCCATTTGTGATTGAGTTGAACGCGGATGTTGTTTTTCTTACCCGTTTTACGCATCGGGTGGTATTTCGAGGGCGTGGTGATAGTCAGGAACATGCCGACATGTTTCATGCTGGCCGCGTATTTCTCGATCCCTGCGATGGTGCTCATGAGTTCCATACGACGGATTTCAGGATTCGAGATACTGGCCATCACTTTATCGATCAGGGAAAAACGCTCACCGGTGTCAACGTTCTCCAACTCGCAGGACTTTAGGTATTCCATATTCGCCAAGCGGCGCGCCTGAACATCGCGGATCGCCTGTTTGCTGGCATAGCCGGACTTATTGCAATGTACTTCACCAGCGGCAATCAGCAATGCCTCACGCCACTGCGTGCGCTGGGCTTTGAGCTGGCTAATCCACCATTCATCATTTATCAGACGCGCAATGCTGGAGAACGCTGAGCGGATATCCAGCGTGCCTTTGCGGTATTTAGTCCAGTTCAGTGGGGTGATGTTGAAAGCGCGAGCTGCGCCAGCGACGTGGCCGTAAATCTCGGCCTGTGCTTCGTCGGTGAAAAGTTCTTCTTGGGCGCTGTGCAGTAAAAACGCATCGCTAAGTTCTTCGTAAGCTGAAAAGAGTTGTCCCGCGATACGGCCAGCGAGGCGTTCAAGCTCACGATCGTTCATGCCGGGTAAACGGCAATAAATGTCGCCTTCTGACATAAAGCGCTGTGAGGCATTGAGGTTCATGGCGAACTTGCGGTTAACGATATCAAGACGCGGCCAGATGCGCGGCTCAACGGTGAACACCAGAAACTTATTCGCTGCGTGCAGGCTCTTGTTCTTCAGTAGCCACGCATGGCGGTTTAGTAGAATGGCGCTCAGAAAACGCGGTAGGGAATCGATACGACGCAAAACAGCTTGCCCTTGCTGGTATTCGGCAAGGGTAAGCTGTCTTTCTCGGCCTATGGCTTTTTTAGGCGCGTTCCATGGGTAAAGGCCGACGCAAGCGTCGGTTTGGGTTCCGGTAAACGGTGGCGGCGGCGAGGGGGGGATGCGCCCCCGATGAGGTTGGCTCATGCGCGAAAATGCTTGCATGTGAGTTCGCGGATCTGCTGGCAGTGAATGCAACACTGCACACCAGTGATAGCCATACGGCGTGCTTCAGGGATTGGGGCATCGCAGTCTTCGCAAGTATCAGCCGAAACAGAATGGTAAGACTGTCTCGCCGCAGCAATTTGTCTTTCAAGTTGGTGCTGCTGCAATTCTTGGGCGCGATCGATGATGTCAGCCATGATGATTCCTTAAATTTTGAGCGCACGAAACCCGGCGGGTTAACACGCCATAAATTGAAAATGGGTTATTTAGTTGAAATAGGTTTCAGGTTTGACCGAGGTCAGAATGTCCGGTACATCGGCGAACATATTGAGCAATTCACGGATCGCTTTAAGCACTTTGTCGCGCCAAACGCAGGTCTCGTCCTCAATGAGCCAAACCGGTTGATTGAATTCTGTCTGCGTTAATCCAGCATGAAGAAATAACGTTTTGCGCACACTAATCGGCAAGCGCTGAACATAGGCGGCGTTGCTGATGGCATGTTTGCGATATTTGGCAAAATGGCCGCGCAGTTCGTCCAGCGCATTAATCACACGCTCGCGTTCAGAGTCATCCAGTTCAGACAAACGCAATAATGCATGGTGTTTTTTCAGTCCCGCATGAAAGCACACTGTCGAGCGATAGCGTTCTGGCATGGCGTCATAAAACTGGCAGCTTTCTTCCCAGCGTGAGCTGGCGAAGTGTTTGCCGATAAGCGAACGCAGACGGATCGGTATGGTATGTACGTGTTCAGAACTGAAAGCCAAGCGTGGGTTCATCGTGTTGCCCTCCGTAGTAACTGAGTGAAAGCGCCTTTTGGTGGTGTCCAGCGACGGCCATCAGGGCGAATAATGATGCCTTGGCGTCCTTTGCCATGACGGATTTCAACAGGGCTGCTTGGGCGGCCTTGCTGCCGACGTAATAGCGGGGTGATAGAAACGGGCGTGTCCATGAAATACCTCACATGAGACCGGGTAAATTGCCATTGGTGAGCAAATCGGCTGTGGTGGAGAGCACCGGCACCGAGTGAAAACGCTCTTCAACGGCATAAGCAAACAACATCAGATCGCGAACGGCTTTATTCGCTCGCGCTACGATGGCGTCTTTGCGTGTTTTAGTTAGGCGAGCTCCTGATATTAATTGCACTGATTCGCCAGCCAGTTCACCGGCTGCGGCGCTGATTTTTAGCGCCTGCACGGGAATGTTGGTTTCTTCCTGTTGGCAATCCATTGGCAGAGAGGGCAAACGCCCAAGCTCTGCGAGAGCACCATCAACCAACGTGTAATTCTGCGTTGCATGTGTGATGCGTAACAGCTCAACGGCGGTAAGTTCGTGCGGCTGCGCGGGGTTGAGCTTATTGCGCAGCGTTTGGGGATTCATGCCGATAATCTCGGCTATTTCTTTTATTTCGACAGAATTGGCGAAACGTCGCAGAGCCGAATCCCAATGTGTATGTTTAGCCGTTCCTTTTGCAAACATGGCAAAATCTCGTATAAATTTGAATAATCGAATTACGGTTTAATGTAACGGCACTTGATCGCTTGCTGTCGATTCTTCTCTCGCCACGCTTCAAGATTGATTAAGGCATTTCCGTGCTTAGTCATAGTGATGTTTTTGCCATTGCGTTCTTGAGTGACTGAAGTTGTAGGCGTTGGGGCTAGCAGTACAACGCCATTGCTAATCCACTTCTCAAGCACTGAACTGCTGATGTCGTTGACTTTAGCGAAGGTTTTTTTGTCAATTGTCGGGGCACTAAATGTGGCAACAGCTTGCTCCATTGACGCCTCAAGCACGGTGCTTATGGCTGGAAGTAGTTGTGCAACAAGCAAATTGATTTGCTGATCTGTTAATTGAATCGCATGTGTTGAAGGTGTGGGCGTTGCATTTTGCTGATCCATAAAGCAAGATCTCCTGTTAACTGTGTTCTATCGTATTGCATGTGGTGTGTAGTTACTTTAGTTCGCATTTATTGATGTGTAAATAACTTTATTTGATTTTAGGTGGCTAAAAGTGACTACTGACTCTCGTGATGTGACCTCTGTTCTAGAGCGAGTGCTCTCTGCGTATGGCTTTACCATGCAAAAGGAACTCAGCGAAAAGCTTGGTATTGCGAGCAATAACATCAGTAGTTGGCTTAAACGCGGCAGTGTTCCAGCTAGCGTTTTAGTTCAATGCGCTATGGATACCGGTTCTGATGTGACGTGGTTAGTTACTGGTGAGTTTGCAAAATCGAATTCAGAGCCCGTGAATAACGAAAGTTTAGAGCCATCAAATAAGGCTTTGCATGAGAAAATTTTGAGTTCAAGTGGTAAAGATATTCTTGACCGGATCATCAAGGCATATGGTGTAACAACTAAAAAAGATTTAGCAGAAAAGCTTGAGACATCACCAAGCTCAGTTAGTAGTTGGGCTCTTCGCGATGTCGTACCCGGCGATATTATTATCAAATGCGCAATGGAAACCCGTTGTCCCTTGCATTGGTTGATGACAGGTAAGGACGAATTCGAAAATTCCCACTCGAATAATCAAGCTGCTAATGAACTGCCAATTTTGGAAGTAAAAGAGCGGTCTCTATTGAAAGGACAAGCATTGTACGAACAGGTGCTTGCATCTGGGGGGAAAGCCGTACTTGAAAGAATCATGCAAGCGTATGGTTTTACTATGCAGAAAGAGCTTGCTGACTTATTAGGGATTTCTACTGCGACCATTAGTACTTGGATCCGTAGGAACTATTTTCCGGGAGATGTAGTTGTCGCGTGTGCGTTAGATACAAAAATCAACCTTATGTGGCTGGCTTTAGGGGACGTCAATAAGGATGATGATTTGGATATTTTGAGAGTAAAAAGGATGAAGCTAGAGGGCGGGAAACTAAAACCTCAAGGCCAAAGAGCTATCACTTCAGATGAAATTCCTGATGCTGCTAACAAAAACAGTATTATATATTTATCTAATGGTCTTAATTCTTATTTGGTTGATTTCAGTGTTAAAGATATATTCAATGGTACATTCTTAATTGAGTTGAATAGTGTAATTGATATTTATAAAACAGTAATATTACCAGACAATAGAATTAGGTTGATTGGTCAAGGTTTTGAATTTGATAGTGAGTTGAATATGTTGCAGGTCAAAGGATTGGTGATTGGTAAATATGAAAAATTCATTTAATAATAGTAAAAATGCTGTCGATGATAAAGCTTCCCCTGCTTTTTTGCATACGGCTTTGTATTTAATTGATTCTTTTAAGCGAACGATTCGTGTCTACAATGAGTTTCTTTTTTGGGTGGTTGTATCAATGATACCATCATTTGACTTTATTTTAAGCTCAATACAAAAAAAGTCTATAAGCTATCAAACTATGCTTGAACATCAGATTTCAATCAGTTTAAGTGTGGTCATTATTATTATTCCGTTGGTATATACATCAATATATGGAATTACTCCATTTGAAAAAATAAAGCAAAATGCAAAAAATAAAGAAAATGATTTTGCTGATAAAAGAAAGCTGGGGCTTTCAGAAAAAAATCAAGATAGAGTCAGTAGTGAGGAAAATGATCCTATTTACTATGTTGAAGAATTGGTTGTAAATTCAACAAAATTGGCAAATAACATCTATGGCAGAGCATCTTTGTATTTATTTATCGGTGTTATTATGTCTCTGTTGGGCTTACTGTTTTTCTACTTAAATACTGATTATTATAACTTCGATGTCAATAACATTAACGTCTTATTGTTAACTTTACTACCAAAGTTCGGTGTCTTATTTTTTCTTGAGTTAGTGGCATTTTTCTTCTTAAAACAATATAGAATTTCAATGGATGAATTTAGATACTATGAGACATTGAAACGCTCACGTGAAGAAACTCTTGCGATAGTTAAAATAATGAAGAGTTCCAATGTTGATTTTCATGTTTATGATCTAATAGAAAAGTGTGGCTTTAGGTCTACGGTAGAGAAGCTTGATGCTGGACAAACCACGGATCTCATTGAATCAAGAAAGCTATCTAAAGATGATTATGCGATCTTTGAAAAAATGTTAGATACACTAGCTCAGCTTAAAAAATAGTCATCCATCATAATAGTGTTTGTATGCTTAGTAACAAACATTGACTACTGTTTTTATATCCAGTAAAACTGCGCCAACTCAAATGATTGGTGCAGTGAATGTCTGTTCGAAAACTCCCCTCTGGTAAATGGCTTTGCGAGTGTTATCCAAATGGCCGCGAAGGCAAACGCGTTCGTAAGCAGTTTTCTACAAAAGGTGAGGCTATCGCCTTTGAAGCTTTCTCCATGGAGCAGGCCAAATCTAGGCCTTGGCTCGCAGATAAAGACGATAAACGTAAATTAAGCGAACTTATTACCCTATGGGATCGCCTGCACGGTTGTTCACTGAGCGATAGAAGTGGCCGTATAGCTAAGCTGAACATTATATGCGGTGGATTAGGTGATCCCATTGCCTCACAAATCACACCGAGAGATTGGGCGCATTATCGTGATCGGCGGCTGCGTGGAGAAGTTGATAATGGCTATAGCGTCAGACTTGAGACTCGTAAGGTAAGCACAGGAACGGTCAACATTGAACAGGCATACCTACGTGCGGTGTTTAATGAGCTCAAAAGGCTGGGTGAGTGGAGCTATCCAAACCCACTAGAATCAATACGCGAGTTTGAAACCGCAGAACGGGAGATGTCTTGGCTAACAGATCGCGAGATTGCTAGGCTTATTGCAGCGTGCGAGCTACATGGTAATCCAGAACTAACTCTTATTGTCCGCTTATGTTTATCGACTGGTGCACGCTGGAATGAGGCTGCGCACCTAAAAGCCTCTCAGTTGTCGCCAACTAAAGTCACCTATATCAATACAAAAGGTAAAAAGAACCGCACGGTTCCGTTAGCAAAAGAACTTTATGATGATTTAGTCAATTGGGAAAACAAACCTTTTGCACCCTGTTACAAGCAATTCTATCGGGTGGCTAGATTGGCTGGGCTAAATTTGCCAAAAGGGCAGATGACACATGTACTTCGTCACTCGTTTGCAAGCCATTTTATGATGGGCGGTGGCAACATCGTCGTGCTACAAAGAATACTTGGACACTCTGATATACGTATAACCATGCGTTATGCACATTTTGCTCCTGACCACCTAGAAGATGCGATTCGGCTTAATCCGTTGACCCGCCTGAATGGCGGCAAAATGGCGGCGGAGGTTGCAAAAGGGTAG